AGTATTATTAAACTCAGAGTAAATTGGTTCTGCCAGAGCAAAGTTTTGAATATTTGGTACAGTTGCTTCTCTAGCGAGTTCAACAGACTTAGTTAATTCAAAATCAATTTCTCTATTTGCAGTATATCCATATTCCGACAAATTAAGTTCACCAAAAACCTTAAATGATGCAGGGTGAACATTTTTAATAAGAATATCTTTCCAGTCGTCAATAGAAACCGAAGACTTAACTGCATATGAGAAGTCTTGATAATAGTAAGAGTCTTGAATTTTTTGAATAATCTCAGATGGTTTACCAACGTCATCAATGAATTGTCCCGTTGTCTTGGTAATAGGTCCAATCTCCAGAACACCTTTAGCAATATTAAGATCACTAATAATACCAGAGGACTTAGAAATTACACCAGTAATTTTTTGACCTTCTGAGAAAACTCCTGTGTAGTCAACGACCTTTAAAATTCTAGGTCCAACTTGCCAACCTTGGTTTGTAGAAACAAATCCAGTAGCAGTTGCATTTTCTAAACTATCTCCTTGGTAAACCATTTCACCTTCTAAGAAGGTCGAGGTAATAACATTTGCTTCTGCAGCTGCACCAAAGGATTCTGTCAATACCTGCTGTCTACCCGTTCCAGCATTAGCAAATGTAATAGCATCACCCAATTCAGCATTAGATGGTGTGATAGCAAGTTTCAGTTGATCTCCATCAAGGGAATTTGCCGTACCAGTAATTGCATAATATGTTGTGACTCCATTAAGTCTACCAATAGCACCAGAAGCGAGTGGGTATTCTATACCATCACCAGTATCAACTACATTAAGAGTAACTGCAGAACCATTTACAATTCCATGTGGGAATGCAAATTGGAGTAGTCCCAAGTCAAGGTTTACAACATAGTTGAAAGAAGATTTCAAAGCTACTGCTGGTGCAGAAGAATAACCAGCACCAGGATCTTTAATGAGTATTTGCTCAATTCTTCCATTTCTAATACTTGCTTCAGCAATAGCACCAGATCCACCACCACCAGTAATAATGATAGCAGGTGCTTGTGAATATCCAGAACCTGGATCAGTAACTGTAATACTATCCAAAATACTGGTAGATGTTAGTTGTGCGTTGATTGGGAAGGTGATTTCAGGGCGCAACGTATAGTCATGTGGATAATCATAACCAAAGTTATTGTTCTTAAGTTTTTTAATCTTACCAACATTTGTACCTTTAGTGAAGATTACTGCACCAGTTCCAAATGGAGGGATAACAACATTAATTACAGCACCAGATCCAGTCAGTCCAGCTCCAAGAATTCCTTCAATAGATTCAATATCAATAAATGCAGTAGTATATCCCTTACCAGGAGATGTAATTGTTATCTGTTGAATTTGACCAGGAATAGTAGCACCTTCATCAGTTTGTCCATTAGCAACTACAATTGTTACCAATCCACCTTCACCATCACCACCGATAGGAACACTGTTATATGTCCCAACCTGATATTCAGTACCAGGTTCAGAGATCTCTGCTCTTTCAATTTTTCTAGAAGACTGAATACCTGTTACAATAGGTAATCTGGAATAGAATCCACCAGAGTTAACTAATCTAATTTGACCTATACTACCAACACCCTTTTTCGAACTTGTCATGTAATTGGTGTTCGTAATGGTAGCAATTCCTTCTGGTTCATTAGGCAGAAGGAATTTCATAGTTTTTGCACCAACTGTAATTGTTGCTCCAGTAACATCACTGATAGTAAATGTTCCCACATATGGAGAATCAACAATATCAAGATAACTAGAGGGATCTACAGGTGTATCTGCACCCGTTCTAGATGGATCAAAGTAGTAAGAGATATTGGTAACAGTATCCTGACCAACTTTAAACTTAACTGTAGGAGTTGGTTGACCTTCCCCAGTGACACCAGGAGTACCAATACGTTCAATAGAATTGAATGAATATTCAAGTTTATACAAATTATCTTTAGAGAAAGACAGGTTTGCACCAAGCATCGATGAGTGACTTAGATCAAACAGATACTGATGACCATAATACATTTTTAAGACAGGAGATTTGCTGAAAATGCTAACATTTGCTGCATTTGGTGCTGGATCTGTTTGAGCAGCAGCAGGGAGTTTGTAAACAAATTCCCTATCACTTACAATAGTATCAACAGTAAAAGAACCATCATATTCATCATAGACAGTGCTACCAACAGTTTGAGAAGGATTGCCATCAACTAAAATGTTGTGACCAACATTAAGATAATGTCTAGAAGATGTGATAATATAAACTTCATCGGTATTAGCAACGCTTGTCGCTTGCAATACTTTATCTAAGGTAGCAACTAAAGTAATTTTAGTAACACCTGTTAAATTAGTAATTTGAGCAGTAGTTTTAGCAGTATTAAAGGAAATATCAGATGCTGTAATACTTACAACTGATCCAGGAATAAACGAAGTACTGCCAGAAACTTCTACAATTTGTACACTGTAAATATCAGCACCAAATGGTTTGAAGTTTGCAAATGAATCTAAATTTTGTCCACCACCTGCATTATAACCTGTACCATCTAGATTGTAATCATCCAAGTCTATATCAAAAGTACCAGGAGTGGTATTGACTACATCACCAAATACATATCTTTCAATTACGTTTACATCTTCTGGAATTCTCCCAATAATACCATAAGTGTCTTTCTCATCAAATTGTTCGGTTGACAATAAACCTGTATTGAGATCATTACTCCAAGAATTATTATTTACAGCAACATAAACTTTATTATTAGATGTATCAGTTTTAATAACATAACCACTATTAACAAATGTTCCTGAATCTGTATTCAATACAAGTTTAGATCCTAAACTAATTTGAAAATCTTGATTAATTGTTAATTCTTGAATATTGTCAATTTTAACAGTATTCGTCACTTTCATATAGTAACGATCTTTTACAACTGCAGATACTTTAAGTTTTTTAGATCCAGGAGAAGGAACGGTTGCTGTTCTGGAACTCCAGATATCGGAACTGTATGTTAACGTTTCAGTTCCTACCTGCATCGTAGTTGCAGCATCTTCAAAATCCAATCCTTGGAATCCAGAAGTTCCAAGAGCAAATCCAGTACTAGAAACAGTCATACTAACTCCAGTTACTGGAGTTATTGCAGTTCTGACTAGTCCAATATTTGTAGTGCTTAGAATTCCTTTGTCACCAAGTCTATCAGCATTGGAATCTTTATCTACTTTTAATCCCCAACCAACATAATCGATATAATCGTAGCGATTCATGTTAGTAGCAAACCAAGCATCATCTGTCCAATCTAATGCAAGAGCATATGCTCCTACAGGAGGGATGGTAGTTACATCAGAAGGAACTGTGGGCGCAACAGCTCTATTTCTAAGTCTGACTGTATCGATATATCCTTGGAACTGCTCGTTAGAACGGAATTGACCAGTTGTTGCAGATTTACCAGGAATATTACCAAAATGAATATCTTTGTTGGTAAAACTAGTATCTGAGATAGTTCCAGTTAAAATTTCGGTACTATTTACATATACCTTAAATACATTGCCTTCTTTCTTAATACCAATAAATTGCCAAGAGTTATCAGCATACATTGTTGTCTGAGTAGACTGTATTGCTCCTCCCGCAGAATTAATTGATGTAGTGTTATTAGTAACAACTAACTCTAGTCTACCACTACTTTCATCATAATATAACCAAAGACCGCCTGTAGCATCAGTAGCATCACCAATACTAACCAAAGTATATTGTGTTTGACTGAAGGACTGATATTCAGTTCCATTCTTATAAATCATGAACTCGAGAGTCCAATTATCATTCAGTCTTGTTCCAAGTTCAGATCCAAGAATTTTTACTGTAGCATTTTCCCAACTAGATGGAGATGCAGTTTGATATCCTTGAATGAATGCATAGTCTGCTAAAAATCTTACAGAATCCCCCGTTTGAACAATTGAAGGTGTGTAGTGACCTGTAATATCAGTTGCTTGTGTTGCACCAGTAGTAAATGGTAATACAAACTCATTTCTATTCCATTGAGTTTGACCAAATGCATAGACATCACCAGAATTATCTACAGTGATGGCATTAACTGTAATACCTTCAATGTTATTTGCATTAAATTTGGTATTAGTATGTTTCTTGAGAACACCATCATATCCAATTTTTGCAGTATCAACAGTTTTTAGTCCACTTGTACTATTAGTACTTGTATACGCAATATTAAGATCTCCAAAAATATCAATACTACTTCTAGAAGCAAGTTCAATATTATTTCCTACAGGAGCAACATATCGATAGTTCCAAAGAAGATCTCCATTAGTATCAAGTTTTCCAATCCAGAAACTATCTTTTGTAGTATTATTGGACTTAAGCGTTAACGTTGAAGTGATATAAAACTCATCAAATTCATCAACAATTAAACTAGTATCTCCAAATGAATATGTGACATTATTAATCTCCTTAATCCACTCAACAGTAATTACAGAAGTTCCAATAAGAACTTTACCAAATGATACTTTAATATCGGAAGATCCCTCAGAGGGAGAAGTCTCCATGACAAAGTATACCGCATCATTCAAAACAATGAGATCGGTAATCTTTTCAGATCCATTGACCGATGCAAGTTTTCTTTTGGCAGCAAACGTACCAGATGCATCTACAGATGCAATAAAAGCATCTTGTGGATTGGCAGAGTTTGTATTGGTAAAACCACCGATAATATAACGAGAATCTGAATATCTCTTGATAGTAGTGATATTATCAGATCTTGTAGCACCAGAAATACCAGCATATCCTTTCTGGAAGTTTAAGGTAGCACTTAATCCATCAATTGCTTGTGTATATTTTGCTAAGATAATATCAGGATTATATGCAGCAAGAAGTGAAGAATTTGGTTTATTTTGACCAACTACCCAAACAAAATCTCCATTAACATCTAGTTTTACAAACTCTGTATAGGTTTCTCCATCTTGACTTTCAAGAGTCTGTTCCCATTCTTTAACACCTAACTCAGAAAACTTGGAGACAAATGCAACCTCATTACTATTATTATCAAGAGTTTTACCGCAGAAGAAAACCTCCTTCGTATCATTGACAAATACATCATTAACTTTTACATAATTTTCATTTTCAATTACAGAAAGATAATAATCTGCCTTTTTAAAAACTTGAGGGTGAGATAAAATGATACGAGGATTATTAACATATCCAGAACCCGAATTGATGATATTGACAGTATCAATAGATCCAACAGAACTTACAACTGCTTGCAATTCTGCAGAGTCGCCGTCACCATCAATAATGATCGTTGGAGGAATATCCACATCATACCCAGATCCATTTTGTTCAATAATAAGTTCTTCAACACCTTTTAATTGTCTAACAACAAACTGTTTGTTTGTATTATCCATGATCGGCGTATAATCCACATAAACAGTATCTTGAATAGCAAGATTATGAGGATTAGTAGTTGTTAGTACACCATAGAATTTATCTTCAACTACTTCAAAATCATAAGAAGATATAGTTTCACCCTTAATCCTAGAAACTCTAGCAGATGCACCAATTCCATCAGTATCAGTATTATCAAAAGTTAAAATATCATCAACCTGATAATTTTTACCAGCATCTTCAACAATGAATCCAGTTACAGATGCATCTTCAAACTTGGTGGTAGTTTCAACTTCAATATCAACTTTAGAATCAAATCTTACAGATGGGAAATAATCAAATAACTGTAAAGGAGATTCTTCAAAGAGTTGATCTGGATCGTCAGTTTCATCTTGACTAATAATACCATCTCTATTCTCATCTTCTACTTCAAACAGGATAATATCACCACCTTCTGTAGTTAAAGCATTTGTCGATGCATTAGGAGCACGTTCAACATCAATATCAACATTCTCATAAGGATCACGATACCTTACAACTCCTGTTGGAATATTCTGTTGAATTGCATCCTTATTCAAATTCCAAGAGTCTACAATAGAATTAAAACTTGGACCAATAACATAAGGGAATACTGGATTACCATCTTCGGTAGTATCAACTGTAGTAAAGTAGCAATATCTACCCTCTGGAAAATCAGGAGTTTTACAGAAACGACCATTGTATTGATCTAGATCTCCAAGACCAAATGCATATTCATAGTCTTCAACAAATTTTCCTGCAACTTCTTCGGTAAGCAAAGGACCAGCAGTTCTAACAGGATATGGATTTGAAACCCCATCATAGACTAGGTTAGTTTTTAATCGATATGAACTATTCAAACGAGTAGTATTCGAAGACTGATCCGTAGGATCTGAGTAACCATAAGGACCATAAATGGGATTGCCATCAAATGCCCAACCTATAATTGGCGAGTGTTCTAATTGAGTTTCTTGCTCTAAGATAGCACCAGTGATACTTTCAAATAGATTATCACCAAGAATATATCTTAATTTTTGAGGGTTGGAAATATGAGCATATTCTCCCCCATATTGATTATTAAAACCAGCAAATACCGAACCTTTAGACTCATCAACAGTTGTAGTCTCTTGTAAATTATAAGTCCACTCAAAAATATTTGGACTAAAGGTTGCTCCAGTACCAACTGATGTCAGATTGATAATAGTTGTTCCTTGAACATAATTGATGCCTCTATTGAGGATTTCAATATTAGTAACCCTACCAGCATTTTCACCATCAGTATCGATAGTAGCACGGGCAACTGAACCAAAACCATCACCTTGAATGGTTACTTCTGGTGCTGTAGTATATCCGACACCTGCAGAAATAATTGCAATAGAAATAATTCTACCATTACTTACAATAGCTTGAGCAACTGCACCAGTTCCAGAACTCAATGTAACTGATGGTTTAGAAGTATATGAAGCACCTCCATCAGTTACTGCAATAGACTGAATTGCACCTCTAACGGAAGCAGTTGCTGTAGCGCCAGTGCCACCACCACCAACAATAGTAATAGATGGTTGAGAGGTATATCCAGTACCACTAGTATTCATAAGGATACTAGAAACAACACCCTTAGTAACAATAGCAGTTGCTGCAGCACCAGATCCATTACCACCCACAATAGAGACAAGTGGTGAGGAAGTATATCCAGATCCACCATCATTTACAATAATTTCAGTAATAGAACCATTTACAGTTACTGTTGCAGTAGCATCTGTTCCCCCACCACCAGAAATAGTGATAACTGGAGGGAATGCTGCATCATATGAAGATCCTGCATCTGTGATATTGACTGAAGTGACTGGTCCAAAAGTTTTTGTAATATCTGACTTATATGACCAAACTGATGTTCCATTAATCCAAGTTCCGATAGGACCAGGTGAAATAGCATTCTTAATTGAAATTGTAGAAGGTACTAATGGAAATCTATTCAGTTTACGTTGGTTTCCAGGTAATAGAGCAGATCCTGGGAAGGGTCCGATCTTATAATTTGGAATACCAGTAGATGCAACATAAGCATAATTATCATTAAAAAATGAATTTTGAATATTGGTGGTATAAGGACCAATAGAATTAAGAACTGCATTATTATCAGATTTTCCTTTATTAAGGTCAACCGAAACTAATATATTGCCTTGAGGTAATACTTCTGCGGGTTGTGGCAATTGATACTGGAAAACACTTTCAGTATCTCTCGATGTTACTTCAAATGTTCCGTTGTAGATAATTGGATTTGCACCGTAAATAGTAACTTGATCCCCAACCAAAAGACCATGATTATTAGAACAAGTGACTGTTGCAAATGTGTTATTAATGCCACCATAGGTGATAGTATCAACTTGTAATAGTTTCTTAACATTATACAACCAGGTTGTTAATTCTGGTCTATTGGAAGTTCCTCCAAGTTTAGATACCGATAGTTTATCTCCAGAAAGATAGTAAGATCCAGTATCTGTTAACGTTGTTTGTTGAGCATCAACAATACCAACTACTTTAAGAACAACTTCAAGAGATGTTCCTTTATTAACGTATACAATAAGATTTGAGTTTACTTCTGTAGCAGCATCCCAGTCTTCAACAACACCGTTTACAGAACGAGTACACTCAATAAATTGGTTTAGAGACTTCTCTTTATATTGAATTAACTCAGAGTTTCCAATTAAAAATTCACCATTTCTTTCTGGCCAACCAATAGTAGAGTCTACAGTAATAATACTATCTGTAGTATTAAGAGGTTCACCAAGTTTCGTCTTATAAGGAACTACAAAGTTACCTTGAATAGTTTCTTCAGAGAGAACAAGTTCAAAAAGTTCTACATTAGATGTTTTAATAGAAATGAAATTTTCAATTAAAGCAGTTGCTACTGAAATATTAGGATCTGCAATATTATTATCTTGTGTTAATAGTCCATCTTTAATATTTTCAGGATCTCCACTGACTAATGTAGCGCGAAGAATGGTATCAATAGACCAAGTGGCATCAGATGGTTTAATGATTTGATCCTTAGGATAGGAAACAGAAACTTCTTCACCATAAAGAAGTTTAAACAGATAGGATATACTGAAAGATGTACCTTTAGTGGAATAAAAATCTTTTACAGACTTAATTGCATTTCTTACATCAATTTTAGTATAATCGAGTGTAGGAACATCGGGAAGGAATTGGTCAATATATTTGTCAAGTAATCTTTTGACAAATAATGCGTCTAGACATTTTACTTCAGTATCAATTTCTGCAGTTGCTGCAACTGTATTATTAGAAAATACAGCATTACCAACTTCGGTATAATTAACAACACCACTTGCCGCTCTTGCACATCCTAAAAATTGTGCTTTATCATATCCAGATCCAACTTTAGAAATAGAGAAACCCGTAATTTGGTTCAATCCAATCTCAACAGATGCTTTAGATTGAGGAGGATCTTGAATAATAATTGTAGGAGGATTTAATGTAGAATATCCAGAACCAAAATTAGTAATATTAATATCAGTAATTTGTCCATTAAAAACTGATGCTGTTGCTGTTGCTCCAGTTCCGATGGCATCTGTTCTATTATCAACAATATACACAGAGGGAACATCTTCATACCCAACACCACCACTTAAAAGTTCGACAGATACAACTCTTCCATCACTGTCAACTAAAGTTTCTAGAACTTGAGCTCCAGTTGGATTGATTACAGCAATTCTAGGAGTTATAAGGTATCCTTGACCAGCATTCAAAACATTGATAGATGTAATCACACCATCGGTTAAAACCGCCTGTAAGACCGCTTTGATACCATTATCACCAGATGGTTCATCAACATAAATTAGAGGCACTGTGGTGTATCCAGAACCACCTTCAGAAACAGTAACTTCTCCACTAATACTACCGTTGGACATAGTTACTGGAGCAATTTTTGCTCCGCCAGGTTGTTTGAATGAAACTCTAGGAATGAAAGTATATCCACTTCCAGAATTTTCAATTTCAAGACTGCTTATAGAACCATTTTCAACTACTGCTTTAATTTTAGCACTTTGTGAATCTGTAGTAGTTGGTGCTTGAATTACAACTTCTGGCGGATTAGTATCACTATATCCTCTACCACCATCAAGTAGACTTACAGACTTAATACCATTTACAAGTGCAGATGCTGCAGCACCTTTACCGTTAAAACTATTGATTGAAACTTTTGGAGGATACTTATATTGATATCCAGATCCAGTTTGATTAATATTAATTCCCGTAAGAGTACCAGTATCACTAATACGAGCATATCCAACTGCATTACTACCAAAATCAGGAATGGGTGCTTCAATTGAATATAAAGAAAGTAATCTACCGTTTAAAGGTGATTCATTAAAGATGAAAAGATCTCCATCAATGAAGAAATCCCTTTTTGGTTCAAGAAGTTTATTATCATATACCGCTAGAATATATTCATCTGCAATTGGTTCATAAGATGTACCATTCCTAGTAATTTTAAATTCTGTCTTATTCTCACCAAATGAACCCGAAATATCATCAGTACCAACAATTGTATTCTCGACAAAACCACTAAGGAATGTAATAAATGTATCAGAATTATCATCACCTGCAGTTCTTACTCTTGGAGCAGTTGTAAATACAATATTTGTTCCTTCAATAACATAATCCACAATAGGAATTAAAACTTCATCATAAACACTAACAATTAAATGTTGTGCAGATGGACTACTAACAGGAGAAGACTGTGATGTTAGTGGAAAGGAACGAGTTGTTCCATCAAATGAATCGATAAGTTGAGCAAGTCCAGTCCACTTTAACTTAACTTGATCATAAGAAATACCAGGACTTAATGCAATATTAGGAGAGGTTGTACTTCTTTCATAGTAGATTACCTCATCACCAATAAGAATTGATCCGTTTGTATCAATAAAACTATCAACACTCTCAACAACAATTGTATCAGTTGTTTTAGTAATAGGTTCTACAATTTTTGTAGCACCACCTAAGATACTAATATCTAATTTGTCAATATCAAGATATTGCAAAAAGTTATTAATAATATTTTGACCCAATCCAGTTTTTTCTTGAGACCTGTAATAGTACTCAATAAATTTATTGAATAGTGGATATTCTGTTTTTAGGAACTCAGGAGTCTGAGCAGCAATCGACTGGGAGACCTTATTTGTATTCATCTAACTTTAGAAGCAACTTGTATCGTTAATTGAACCTTGATTTGATATATTGGGAATGTCAAGCACTGGGGGTTTAACATTGTAGTCCGTTGGCGTCAAACTATTTAGTGGGACAGTGGCAGGGGTTGGAGTTCCTACAGGAGAAATTGTAATTGGTGGACTTACAATATTAATGATAGTTCCAGGAGAAGATGCTGGAATTGTAGAATTGTTAGCGGGAATGAATATGATAGGTATTTTAACTCCACCATTACCAAGACCAGGTCCTGAACCACCACCACCACCACCAGGAGCAGTACCACCGCCGCCTGCTGTGTCTTGAATTAGAGGGAAGTCAATAACATTACCAATTCCAGTATCAGGATTAGTAATAATAACTGCCTCTGGTGGTAAACCGCCACCATCACCAGTCCAAATTACATTAACTGGACCAAAACAAACTTCTCCAGTTTCATAATTAACAGTTCCTGCATTTGTATCCGTATAAATTTTACGAGTTCCTGTATTATAGAACATTAGCAAATTGCCGAATCCATCATCTTCAAATTGTTGATCGACACCAGGTCTATCAGCAGTTCTAAAGGTTCCTGATACTACTACAGGTTCCTTCGTACATTGCCCACCTGTAGAAATATCAAGACTAGGACCACTATTATAGAGTGGAGATCCAGTAGAAATACAATATGTATTAGATTCGTCTGTTAAAGATGGTTCGATATACCTTAAAATAGTTACTTGGAGTGAAACGTCTGTAATACACTTATTAGAAAGTATAATTGCTTTTTCAAGTGACTGTGATCTAAAGGTGGAGTTGAAGTTGTTGATTTCTGTCTGAGTTCCCCAATCAACTATCGCCGCACTAACATCAGATTGGATTTCTGAAGGATTTGATCCACAACCCGTGTCATACAATGCAAAGATTTTCGGAACGATGTAAATATCATCAGGATCAATAATAATTGGATCTATAGATGCCATTGCATATGGTCTTAGAAGACCTGAAATTTCTTTCTTTGTCGCATCATTCAATAATGAACCTGTTTTTGTTTTTATAACAACATACACCTTTCCATATACTGGAGGATTAAGTGAATCTCCTCCATATGCAACAACAGCGTCTGCATTTGCATAAAGAGTCTTTGTCAGGATAGCATAGTCTTGAGCAGTTACTGCTCTATATTGAGTTGAATAATACCTAGGAGCAGTATACTTAATAGATTCAATTGTTTCTGCCGCATCACCCTCTAAAGATTTTGCTCTAGTAACAATAGAAATTGTTGCACTGGCAAAACTACTACCATTAGAGTCTTGAAGTTTTCCAATAAAACCAAACCTACCACATTCATTTGCTGCTTTTCCAGCAGTAACAAGATATTCAAGTTCAATGACCTCACCATCTTTTACTGATCTACCAACACTATCATCACCGAATCTAATTTCATATCTCATATCTTCTGATTCAGATAAGAAATATGCTCGAGTTGTGGGGGTTACAGTAGAAACAGTTGCTGCACGAGTGTAAATATCAAATTGAGTGGATGATTCGTTTGGTTTTACCATTACCACTAAAGTACTGGTATCAACATCCTCAGAGGGGACCTTATATATTTGTTTTGCAAACGTATTAACAACATAAGAAAATTTAACTATAGATCCCTCATAGATCGGAATATTGCAAAAATCTGCTTCTCCTGAAATAGGATTTACATTAACTGTAACATCAGTTAATGTATTCCAAATATAATTACATCCTGTAGCTACAGGACCCTTCTTTAAAGTTACTGATGGTGGATATGAACCTTCTGACTGTGTAGTTTGTAATTTGAAACTAATAATTGCTTTTGCTGCCCTAATAGATCTAGGGACATAATTCAACAACTTAGCAATATTGACAACATTGTCTCTTACTGTTGCTGAAGATAGGAAAGATTCATTCAATGCCATATTAGCATTAAATGCGGTGTAGTATGTATTATACGCTAATAGATCAATAAGATACGACAATGATGAACCATCAAAGTCATAGTCGGTAAATTCGTCACGAGTCCTTAAATATGACTTAATCGATGATCTAATGTCATCGAAATCTAATGCTGTTAAATTGTTTGGTTGCATTATTCGGGTCTCTGTAAAACAAATTCTATCGTTTCAACAATAGGCAAACCAACGATTTGATATTCAATTGTTACATTTAACTTATTACTATCAAAAACTGGAGTAACAACCACTTCAGTGAGTGCCACTCTAGGTTCATATTGGTTTATAGTAGTACGAATTTCATCCTCAACTGCATCAGCAGTAAAAGCATCTAAAGGTTCAAACAAAAGACGATTTACTGCTGATCCCACTAAGGGTTGAAACGGTTTTTCTCCAGGACTAGTTAAAATTAAATTTTTAACTGCCTGTTTGATTGAGTTATCATTATTTACCACAGAGAGATCATCCGTAAAAGGATTTTTAGAAAAGTTGACTGCAACATCTTTAAAACTTCTAGATTTTTTAAAGGTGTTTCCACCTATTGACTTTAACGCCATCTCTCTGACAGTACTTCATACTAATATATTTATCGCCCTTGTCCACGATAACGCTTTTTAGCGTTATTTCTACTTGTAGAAGCATACTTAGTATGCTGCCCAGCACCCTGACGGGATTTCTTAGGTTGACTTTCGATCATGTTATCGCCAGTGAGCGATTTTCTAACTTTTGCCATTAATTAAATTCCTCCAGTTGTCATTCCAATGAATACGTTGATACTTGCACCAGTTACTACTGAACTGCAAGGGAAAGCGGGACTACCGTCCCCCAAGGGATCGCCAAAGACCGATGCTCGCTTGCCGTCAATAAAGACTGTCTTTTGAGTTGCATAGTGCTTTCTAGCGTGTCCTATGGCGGGTTCACGTCCAGCTACCACACCTATTGTACACCACCAAGCAAAATTTGTCACGCAACCTGGTGGACACCCTTTTGGGACACCTGTATAACATACTTGATGCGTAGTTAGAGTTGGATGTGTTGTTAACAAATCCTGATCCGTAATAGGTAGAATTTTATTAATAAAGACAGTCCTTTTTAGTGTGGCAATTGGTGCTTGTAGTAAAGGTAACCAAGATGTAGTAGCGTTCATAAGTGCTACTGACCTAGGAACGATTTGTATATCCCCAGGGGGCTTCATGCAAAGGGGTAGAATAGCTCCACCCAGTCCTGCATGGTGCTTAGACCCACTTCCCGTTCCATGACCACTACAAGGTCCTAGATAAATTCCTGCTGCTCCTGCTGCCATAATTAATCTGCAAATGGATTCCCGTATTCTTTAGCAGCTCTGACGACCGTTTGAGCTGCTCTAGTCAAATCGTGCCACATTGTGATCTTCCCTTCTGCGGTCCACTCCTGACATCCTGGTCCCATAATAGGAGACATTGTAAAAGTTCGGGTCACAGTAGTACTTTCGGTAGAACCAGTAGCTTCATCTGAAGTCGAAGTAGTTGTACTACTATTTGGAGTAAGAAATGGTGGAGCACATGCAAAATGAGCGCAACCAATATCCTGTGGTGTACAACTTAATTTTACAGAAATTTCTGTTACTTCAGTTGGATCTGGACGAAATTGCCTAACGATATATTTAGTGAACTTTGAAGCAATTGGTAAATTAGTAAAACTTCCCACACAACTTTCTACTTTAGTTTCGTCATCCACACGATAATCTGGATATACTTCTTGCGTAACAGCATCAATATTATCAGTCACAGTTTTTTGAGTTCTAGGTAAATCATCTCTAATAACACCTTTGATATCAAAGGGCGATGGTGGAAGCGCAGGATCTATAATATATCCTCCATCCAATTCAACATTATCAAGATAACTTACGTCATAGTCAGGTGTTATAAGTTGCCTCAAAGGATCTGTAATATCTGATGTATATTTTTGCTGTGATTTTTGACGTACACTTTCTCTATCAGGATCCATTTTTATATCAATTACTGGTTCTGCACTAATAATTTCACGTTCTGATGGTACTGCATCGAAAGATAACTCAAGATCTTTGAATGTACTTTCATTTATGACTGTATACCCTTCATCTGAAGAATTTTGTCTACTTTCAGGGAATCTAGAAAAAACATCTCTAGTCTCTTCCCCATAATTATCACGATAAGAATCATTACCAATCGTTTCTCTTTTAAATTCTGCAAAATTGTTAATAATAATATCAGGTCTATTAAGATTAGTATATCCTCTACCAGGTTTGGTAATTGTAATATTTGTTATCTTACCGCCAGCAATAGTTGTTGAAATTTTAGCAGGTTGATTATCTCCACCATTAGTTTCATCAATTGGTTGGGCATCTACCTTGCCATCTTTAGTTAAAATTTTAAACTTTAGTTTTTCTGTTGTTAGATTTAACTTAAATGTTGGATGTCCATCATCTTCACCTTTCTTTGAAAACGCCGTATTATTATCACTAGGAGCACCAATTTTTATATCAGGCAATTCATTCATTAAATTTAAGTTTTCACCACCAGATGTAACCTCTAAAATTGAAATTTTTGCACCACCACCAGAAATTGTAACAATATCTCCGTTTTGATACCCAGATCCTGGATTATTAATACGAATTGCGTCAATCTGATCCGCAATAGTTGTTGAATTTTCATCAACAATTATAGATGTATCAATATCAACAGTAAGACCACTACCATTTCCGCCACTAGTAGCAATATTATTACCACTTGAGTAACCATCAAGAGGTTGTCCGTCATTCAGAGTGTAAAAACTATTAGTATCCAGTGAATATGCGCCTGCAGAAATATTAATATCGCTAATTCCACCATTTTCATTCACAGAAATGAATGCTCGAGGTGTTTTAATGTCACCAAACACGTCAGATGCATCCCTATTTACATCGCCCGTCATAAATTGTATAGATTTATCCAAAAATTCATACAATCCTACTAAAATTGCGCGATCTTTGATGCCATATCCTGCTACAGCAGTGATAACATGTGCCCTATTACTGGTATATTGCGCGTCTTTAACAAAATCAGCACCACTACCATCCAAATATATGATATGATACGGAAATTCTCCTATCTCAGTATGAAAAGTGCGTGTGATTGTATGACCATTAATAGTATCATTAGGTCTTAATAAATCAAAACCAGGTACTTCTTGTTGAGAAGGTATATTTCCAACTGCAGTCACCCTAATATTGAGTGTTAAGGTAGTTAAAGTATTATCTGGTAGACGATGTTGAAAGGTAATTGGTATTACATCCCCAATAGACCATCCAGTTCCATTGTTTAGAATCTCTGTTGGAATCCACCGAGTGCCTGAGAACACTGTGGTCGCGCCAGAATCGTCATATATTGGTCCAATACTAAACTTAACTCTAAAGTCAAAAGCATTTATACCATCATTAAGATTATAAATTTGAAAATCAGTAAATCCTTCATCACCATCTTCCTCTCCAACAGCAGTTTCTCCTTGCCATGGACTTTGTGATGATGTATATGCTATACCTACATTGTTTGTAGCATCCCATGCATTTACATAGGTAGTCCCATCAAAACTTACCTCAAAATCTATAATACCATCAGGTACTTGTGTGGATAATGTATTGTAAGTAAATGCAATCTTATTGGAATCAGTACCAAATCCAAATAATGTGGGGTGAGGGCAATCAGGATCGCCTGTTAAATTTTCATCTGCTGTATAACTTAACGATGTACTAGCAGCAGTACAATTGAATGCTGCACAGGGAATACACCTTGTATTTGCTGCTGGTGTACTTGCACTTGAAGAAGTTGTTGAATCAAGTCCTGTAGTAGGATCTGTGGTTGTCGTCGAGGTAGTGGTTGTGCTATCTTCATCCATTTCCTCAATATGATAACATGCTGTACCTAAATGACCTGCATCATCACTAGTATCATACACATATGCAAACCACGTATCGGAATATCCATAATCAAATGATAATTCAGTCGGAGTGTAATCTAAAAATATTTCAGATACATCAAAAGAATCCTCAAATCCACCGAAAATACTAGTGCAGTTGTCAGGTTTTACTACCTTTCCACAATGTGCAGCACCTGGTCCTTCGGGACCATATGACACAGCAGTGAATGGATACATGACAGCATCACTACGACGCTTCGGTAAGTTATATCCTTCGCCTGATGCTCTTATAATTGCTTCGGGATATTCAACAAACTCAACTGAACACCCTCCAGTTAATGTTGTGGGGGGTGTATAATAATAACAATGCTCCTCATTAATAGCAAAACCACCCCCACATGGTCCCTCGTCTTCAGCATCGCTAAATTTACACCCTGCCATTTTCTAACTCCCCTACTCTTCTGTATACTTCGTCAAAGTTTTCTTTTAAATTCATATAATCATCATACCCTTCTGGTTTGTAATATGTCTTGTCTGGTGTGGGTATCTCACTCACATACTTCTCGACTTCCTCAATACGTTTGATAATTTTACCTAAACATTCATTAATTGCATTAATAGCATCTGCAACTTGTTGCTCAGTAATCCCTTGTTGCTCATTCGTCATCCTGTGCTTTCCTTAATGTGAATGCTGTGTTGTCTTCTGACATGTCATACTCTAATTCTGTACCAATGTCCCATCCCAATTCCTCACATACTTCATGTGGAATATTAAGAATTAGATCACCAAAATCATCTTCTTCTAACCTTGTTGTGAATCTCTGGGACATAACTTACATACGATTAATTACTTGGGGATTATTTGTGGGATTATCTTCTTTCCACTCAACCCATAGTGTATATAGATCATCTAATACATGAGAAGCATAAGATGATGCGTAATAGTCTGCACAACCGTACATACGAGGGTCTAGGAATGCCTCTAACCTTATCAATTGCTCTAATGCCCATACACGAGTATCTTGACGTTCTACACGGGTTTTAGCATCCATTTGTTACCTCAGAAATTTTTTTAGATCCTATGAAATTAATCTTTGAAATAATATAGAACTCGCTCTGGGGAACCTTTGTAGGTTAGGGTAGTGGCTTGTTTTATATTTACGGGGGCCAATATAAC